CGGTCGATGCGCGCCACGGCCTTGTCCATGTCGCGCATGAGGAAGGGGGAGTAGACCAGCGAGCGTTCGCGGTCAAGATGCGCGGCGGCCTGCTCGGGCGTGACGACGCCGCGCGAGGCCAGTACGGTCGATACCAGATAGGGATAGCCTGCGTCCATCAGCGCTTCGACCGCGGCGTCATCCGTTTCCGGGATGAGCCAGCGTTCGTATTTCATGCAGTGACCTCCGATCTGTACGGCAAAAGTGCCGCGGATACTAATTCAATCTAATATTATAGCAAAGATGCGCGGAAAGGTAAAGAGAAAATATAAGGCGCGCTGTGCCGCATTTTTTGATTTTTTACGAGAAAGCTATTGACAAACGGACCTTCTCCCTGTTATACTGTCCCTTGTCCTGTCGGGCAGAATATGGCGGCATAGCTCAGTTGGCCAGAGCATTCGGTTCATACCCGAAGTGTCCCCGGTTCGAATCCAGGTGCCGCTACCAAAGAGCACGGGATGCGAGAGCATCCCGTGCGTTATATGGCCCGTTGGTCAAGTGGTTAAGACACGGCCCTTTCACGGCTGTAACATGGGTTCGAATCCCGTACGGGTCACCATTTGCGGGCTTAGCTCAGCTGGTTAGAGCGCATGCTTCACACGCATGAGGTCACTGGTTCGAGTCCAGTAGTCCGCACCAACGAAAAGCCTTGAAACTCAACGGTTTCAAGGCTTTTTATTTTTTCAAGTACACATAAAAGTACACACTTGAAATTTATTTGAGAGAAAAAAATCGGCTATGCCTGCTTCTTGATGATGCTCTCAAAGGCGGCGTGCGTATAGCTCGCAGCCTTTTCCATATCGCCGGCAAGCTGATGACCGTACACGCCTTCCGTGTCCATGTCCCTGCTGTGGCCGACCACCATTTTCTTCAGACCGATGGGCATTTCTTTATTGATCGAGACGTAGGTATGCCGCAGCTCGTAGAGTGACGTTGGAGGGATATTGTTCGCCCCGCAGTATCGCTTCCACGCACGATAGAAATTCTTATAGTTCAGCTGCCCACCGTCCGGTTCAGGGAAAAGGTATGGCGACACGATCCCTACGGCGTGCAGCATAGCACGCTGCGCTTTGATCTCCCCCAGCGCGTATTCCTCCAGAGCAAATGTGCGGCGAGCGTTATTGTTCTTCCCCTGGGTGACCTCGTTGTGGACATTGACAGAGCGGCGGATCACCACCTTCAGATCGGTGATGTCAGTTCGATCCTCGAGGCCGCGAAGCTCCCCTGGGCGAAGACCGGTAAGGACAGCGAAGCGGTAGGCGTGGATATACCAGTCCTCGTCCGGCTTGTTCCGCCAGACCGTCATGTTCGAGAAAAATAGCTTTTTCAGATCTTCCGGCTGCACAATCTTCTTTTCCGGCTTTTTGGCTCCGGCCGGAATGGTGATGCCCTCCGGGTGCATCGTGGTCTTCTTCCGCATTCGGCACCACTTTAACCAATTCGTCAGGCAGCCGCGCACATCACGGAGGGTCTTATCGGAAAGATGATTTTGGGAATAGGCCATGTCGATCACGGCTTGAAGGTCGCCCTCTGTGAGTTTGTTCATGCGGATCATACCGATGACAGGGCGAATGTAGAGACGCACGAATCCCTCGTACTGGGAGGAGTGCGTCTTGCTTTTGGTCTCTTTCAGATAATCAACATACTGTGTCAGGAGAGCATCGACGCGCGTTCGCTCCGCAGATGTGTGATCGTCCAGCCATCTTTCCGCCTTTCGCTCGGCATCTGCCTTCCCGCGCCGCCCCGGCATGGAGCTGGTAAAGGTTTTGCGCACACCCTCGGCCTGCACGTTGATCTGCCAGCGGCTGCGGCTTTCGATCCACGCCGCCTCGCTTTTTCTTTCTGCCATAAAAAACTCCTTTCATCTTGCCAACCGCGCTCTCTCGTGGTAAAATGAAAGGGCGCGGATAGGCCTGTATCTTTTATGATTGCGGCTATTTCTTCTTTCGTGGTTGTTAGGGGATATGTTTGCGCACTGCCGTCCTCGGTGTTGGTAGCACCGGGGGCGGCGTTTTTTATTTCCGAAAATCAACCTCGATCACCCGGTCTGAGAGCCGCCGCACAGGAGCTCGTCCAAATCTTCCACATAAGGCTCCAGCGCGGTGTCCACGATGTTTCGGATCGGCTGCCCCGCCTTCAAGTAAGCGTGTAGGAGAAGCATGGCCTTTTCGGCCTGATGGCCGTCAAGCTGGTCGATGGTGCCGATGATGTCGGTCAGAGAGAGGGCGACTCTTCGCTCCAGAGCCTTGTAGTACAGTATGCAGAGCTTAGCTTTATCGTCGCAGGTATAGGTGGCGTGGATGCCGTGTTCAGTACCATAGATTCGGCGCAACTCTTCCACCGCCGCCGTGCGGCCGCTTGCAGAATCTTCTGAGAGTTGAAGCATCAATTCGAGGTGTTCGTCCGAGTCGGCTACCCAACCCAATAAATCCGCAGCGGGAGTTCCAAGAACACGAGCAAAGTCTTTAAGGCGCTCAATGTCTAAGGACTTTATATCGCCATCTTCATATCTCTTAACAGTAGTTTCATGCAGACCGACGAGCTCGCCAACCTTTGCTCTGGAGTAACCCTTGGCCTTTCGTGCTGAATACAATCTCTTGCCGACCGCTTTTTTGAAATCGTTTCCCATGTTCGTCACCTCATATTTAGCTTGCTCCAATATTACAGCAAACTATACTGTAATGCAAGATTATTTTATGAAAAAAACAAAAAACTTGCACAAAGGTATTGACAAGTCCTGCCGATTAAGTTATTATCACAACACAAAACTTGCATAACACGCAAGTTAAAAAGGAGGTTTTATAAATGCCTGACCTAAACAAGCTCAAGGGTATCATGGTTGAAAAAGGAAAGACTTACGTCGACGGCGCCAGGGTTATCGGTTGCTCTGTTACTTCATTTTCTGCGAAAATGAACGGGAAGAGTAACTTTACGGTGCTCGAAGCCAATGAGTTGAGCAATGCGTTGCACCTTTCCAAGGAAGACAGGGCAACTATTTTTTTAGTCTAAATCTTGCATATAATGCAAGATTTGCGAAAGGAGGGGAAATCAAATGGATAAGCAAAAGTACTTGAATTGTTACATTTTTTCCGGCTTAACCAAGATGCTGAAGGATTTCAATATCGACGGTGAGCCTGAAAAAGTGACACGCATCGAAGTGGTTACAGCACTCCGATGCGCGGCAGAACGAATCGGGAACGAGATCCCATTGGATTTTACTGGCCGACAGTAAAGCTGAACAATTCTGCGGTTTCAAATTCCTTTTGCAGATGGTTATACGCCCTGAGCATTTCCTGTGCGTATTTTGAAGACTCGCCGGGCAGCGGACGGCCACAATTGGGACAATTGATAGTGTCGCAAGGCTTGAACTTGTTGAGAATATCGAATTTTGCACCGCACCGGCAATCAAATGTCAACTTCATCATATCACCTCCTTCCTGCCGCCATTCTACCACGACGACGCAGGAGGGACAATATCCCCTAACAACCACGAAAGGAGATCACTATGACACCTACCGAAAAACTGCTCGCTGAGCAGGAAAAAGTTGTGGCCGAGCGCGGCTACTACATACGCCCCGTTCGTATGGCGAATCTGATGAAAGCGGCTTCAAGGATCTTCGATATCCTCACAAAAGCCGATACCGCAATCAGCTATGAAGAATGCCGCATTGTTCTGGAGATCGTAAGGCGAGCCATTGACGCTGCGGCACCGGAGAAGAAGGAGCCGTAGCTATGAGAATTCCTCTTTACGGCCGCTTGGCTTCCAGACTACGCGAGCTTGGCCTGTCGCAGAGCGACCTGGCTTATGCGCTGGGCCTGTCGCCGACGGCCATAAGCCTGCGGATGTCCGGCAAAATAGCATGGGATATCCGCGAAATGTATCGGACATTAGAAGTTTGCCGGGCTAAGCCGGATGAGCTTCATCTATATTTCCCAGATCCAAACCGAAAGCGAGGTGCTACCGCATGAGCCGAAATACCCGTGACACCATTTGCGCCACCATCGGCATGGTCATTGTCATTCTGCTGCTGACCACCGTGGCCGCGTTGGATGAGCCGGTCATGCCGGATACACCGCCCGCCGCGCCGCAGGCCGCAGAGGACAAGCTGCCCGGTGAGGATGTGCCCGCTTCCGGCTGTGCGTATCTCACCGACGAGCCGCTCGGGCTGTTTGAGCTGACGGCCTATTGCCCGTGCTCCCGCTGCTGCGGAAAGAACGACGGCATCACGGCTACCGGC